CGGCAGCGGCGGAACAGGCACCCGAGAATCCGCCGGACCGGACCGCCGCGGGTCGCGCCCGCCGAGCAGGTGCCGCCGGACGTGGCGCCCGCCGCCGCGGCTGAGCCGCACGAGCCGTTCGCGCACGCGGTCGGGGCGGATGCCGTGGTGACGGCCGGGCCGTCGTCCACTTCCACAAGGCGGCACGATTTCCCGTCGCACACCTGCACCAGCCGCTTGCCGGTCGGCTTACCGACCGAGGCGACCGAGGGGGTAGGGCACTCGCAGTCGATGCACCCGCCCTTCGGGCACGCCGGCCCGCACTTGCACGCCGGGTCGGGCAGCGTGAGCGGGGCCGCCGCCACAGCAGCCGCCGCCGGCGGGGAGGCGGACCGCTGGGGAGACTGGACCGCCTTCCGCAACTCGGCGATCTCCGCCTTCAGTTCCGCCTTCGACTCGGCGTGGTCCTTCTCGACCGCCGCCAATCGCTCCGTCACGGCGCCTGTCGTCGTGTCGAGCACGAACGTCCGGGCCGGCTCCTGGGCCGCCAGCGGGGCCGGGGGCGAGAAAAAACCGGTCAGCCCCACGGCCGCGGCCAGGGGGTGTATCACGATGTTGTGCCAGGCGTTCGCCAGCCGCCGCCGCATGTCGCCTCCGGGTCAGTACAGGGGGTCGCCGTCGAACACCTCCGGCGGGACGGCCGCCGCCCACGCCGCCACTACCTCCGGCGGCGGGGCGAACTCCCGCCGCACCTCCGCCGCGAACAGCTTCCGGAACTGCAACCACTCCCGGAGGTTGCTCCGGAGGTGCGGCCTCCCGGCCAGCCAGGCCGGGTGCAGGGGCGAACACTGATGTTCCAGCGGGGACGGGTGCATCGGGTCCGAATCCCACGCCGCCCCGCCGGTCAGGTTCGCCGGGGCCATCCACGCCGCGTACCGGGTGTCGTCCCCGAACCCGACGAGCGTGGCCCACGTCCGGTCGTCGGCCTCCGGGGTCGCCGGCAGCCCGCCCCGGAGGCCGTAGCTCACCCGGGCGCACCGGGCCGCGCTCCACCGGCACAAGTGGTACACCGCCCACCCGCCGAACGCCGGGTCCGGCCGCTTCTCCGCCGGCAGAATCGGGGCGTCCCGGCAGTACCGGGTAGCCTCCCCCACGTCCGCCGCCGTGATGAACGGCAGGTGCCACTCCCCGAACCGCAACGGCTCCGGCACCACCCGGGCGGCCGCGACGTACATGGCCCGGGCCAGGAACATGAAGGCCGGGTGCGCCTTCGGGTGGGTCCGCTGGAAGTAGAAGTTCGCCCAGTCCGTCCCGGTCAGCACCGTGCGGCACAACGCCCACGGCTCCAGCACCCGGTTCAACTCCTCCTTCGCCAGCCCGGCCGCCGCCATCCGGTCGGCCGCGTAGATGCACGCCTGCCGGGCGTACTCCCACCCGGACGCCGCAAGCTCCGCCGCGTCCTCCTCCAGGTCCGCCCCGGCCCCCATCCCCTTCACCCGCTTCCCCAGGCGGAGGGGGCGGTAGGGGGTGTTCGCCACCTGCCCGATCCGCGCCGCCGCCGGGATGGCCCGGCTGCTCTCGCTGCTCCGGCTCAGCGCCCGGTGGGTGTTAATCTCGGCTAGGATGCACCGCGGGGCCGTCACCATGAACGACACCACCGGCACCCCGGAGGCCGGGGACTCGTCCGCCGCCCGGACGCTCGCCCTGACCACCTTCACCCGGAACATCTTCGCCGGGTCGCCCTTCGGCATCGGCCCGGGGTTCAGCGTCAGGAAGTCCCGCATCAACCCCGCCTGCCCGCCCGTGTCGCCCATCACGCCCTCCGTTGGTGTCACCGCCCGAACACGCCGCCGTAGCCGCCGAACGGCCCGTCGTCCTTCACCACCTGTTGCCGCCCAGGACGGCCTTGATGGTGGTCAGCCCCACGCCGAACTCCGAGGCCCACGCCTTCAGGCTACCGTAGTACCGTTTCCGCCTCCGCAGTTCGGCCGCCGCCTCCGCGGTCAGCTTGGCCCGCCCGTTCTTCGCCCCGGGCAGCCGGCCGGACCGGGCTTTTGACGCCATATCCGCCATGTTCTCGTCGTGCGTGCCGACCCGGAGGTGCGACGGATTGCAGCACGCGGGATTGTCGCACTCGTGCATCACCTCCAGCCAAGTCGGAACGGGGCGGCCGTTCGCCAACTCCCACGCGACCCGGTGCGGGCGGTCCAGCCGGGAGGTGCCGTCTAGACTGCTCCCGCGGCCGATGCGGCCGTACCCGTCATCTAACGGGCCGGTCCACGGCCAACACTCGCCAGGGCCGCCACGGCGAACCCGGCGGGCCAGACGGGCTGCTAGCGAAATCTTGAGACGGCGGCGGACGGCCGGCGTAAGGTAGAAGTGAGGCACGACGTAGCTCCTAACTGCGTTGTGTTGCTGCCCGGGGTGGTGACACACCCCGGGCAGCGTCGTTATACCGCACTCACCGCCGCCCGCCAAACATTCCGCCGAACGGGTCCATGTCGTCGTCCGGGAAGTCTACCGTCACCGACCCCGCCCCGAACCCGATCTGGAACGAGTTCGCCCCGTCCGGCCGCGGGTCCGCCTCCTCCCCCGGGTCCGCCATCACCCGGGCCGAACACAAGCCCCGGATCAGCTTGTCGTGCATCAGCATGTACCCGCCGTAGGCGATCACGTCGGCCTGGTCCTTGAACTGGCCGTTCGGGAAGGTGGCCAACTCGTCCTCAAGCTCCACCACCCACGGCCGGTCCGGGGCCGGGTGGTACACCTTCCCGTTCGCGTACATGGTGGCCACGGGGGCGGCCCGCTGCACCTTGTCCCCCTCCACCTCCAGGGCGTGGAACGGCTGCCCGTCCGCCGCCGCCTGCTGGATCAGCCCGTACCCGCTGGCCTTCCGCTCGACGGCCTGCACCCGGACGACGAACGGCCACGCCGGGCCGGGCGTCAGAGTCCGCGTCTTCGCCCCCCAGGCGGCCGTGCCCCTCCGGAGTGCCTTGATGGCGTCGTACTGGTACTGCACCGCGAGCCTCGCCCGGAACACGTCCCACACGCCCAGGTCGAAGTCCGGGGTGGCGAACAGGGTGGCGCAGGCGGTGTACGCGCTCCGCCGGGCTTCCGTCAGGGCGGTGTCGATGGTCTGGAAGAACGTGAGTTGGTTCGCCCGGTACGTCCGCACCTGCCCGGCCTCCGGGCCGTGCAGGGCCACCCCGCCGAACCGCACCACCTGCGACCCGTGGGCCTCGTCCGCCACCACGTCCCACACCGGCGCCCACCGCCGGAACGTCTCCCGCCGGAAGATTTCCCCGGCCTCCGCGGCCGGCCGCTGGGCGTACTGCCCGGGGGCGTCCGGGCCAAGCTCCGTCTCCGCCGCCGCCACGATGGGTTCGGGGAACCGGACCGGCCACAGCAACTCCCCCTCCTCCGCCCGCCCGCTCCCCTCCGGGCCGTCCGTCAGGTCCGGCCGCTTCTGCTGGAGGGCCGTCGGGGTGATGGCGTCCCGGGGCCGCCGCGCGGCCGCGCCCAGCCCGCCTATCGCGTCCGCCAGCCGCTTCACGAGGTCGTCCGCGGACGGCGGCGGGGCGGCCGCGGCCGCGGCCGCGGCGCTCTCCTCCGCCATCTCCGGGGGCAGGGGCGCAGGCGTTTGCGGGGGCGCCGCCGCGTCCGCCGCCCACGTCGGCAGCCAGTACCGCCGCGGCTCGTACCGCATGGGAAGGACCAGTTGGTCCCACCCCAGCCCGTCCGCCATCAGGTAGCCGGTCAGGTCCATCTCGTGCAGCCGCTGCATGATGATGACCTTCCGCACCGTCCGCTCGTCGTTCGCCCGGCGGGACATGGTGGTGCGCCACCAGTGGATGCACTTCGCCCGCTCCAGGGCGCTCGCCGCCTTCCGCGGGTTGATGGGGTCGTCGCTCACCAGGAAGTCCGCCCCCTCGCCCATGCCCTGCCCGGCCACGGTGACGGCGTACCGGAACCCCTCGTACTGGTTCGTGAACCGCACCTGGGTGTCCTGGTTGGCCTTGACCTTCACCCCCCAGAGGTGCTGGTACAGGGGGTGGCCGATGATCGACCGGCAGCGCTGGCTGTCCCGGAGGGTCAGCCCGCCCGCGAAGCTGGAGTACATCCACCGGGAGGCCGGCCGCGTCGTCCAGGTGTGGGCGAACCAGAACACGCACGTCAACAGGGACTTCATGCACCGGGGCGGGACGTTGATGATGAGTTGCTTCAGGCACCCGGCCGGGCGGGCCACCTCCTCCAGGTGTTCGGCGATGCAGCCGACGTGCCACCCGTCCACGAACTCCCGGTCCGGCTCGATCAGGGGCCAGAACAGCTTCGTGAACCCCCGGAGGGTGCGGCACCGCTCCATCAGCCGCAACTCGCCGTCCGTGTCAAGCGTCCGCGGGTCCGGGATCGGGCTCGTCGCCCGGGGCGGGGCCGCCGCCCGCTGGCGGTGGATTTCCTGGCGTATCCGGTCCGGGTCGATCAGCACCGCCGCCGCCCTCCTCTGACGCCCCCGCCGGCTCCGGGTCGGGGGTCCGCCCGAACTCGCTCACGAACGCCTGGAACAGGTGCGGGTACTTGTCCCGCAGCCCGTCCACGAACCGCCGGATGATGACGTTCTCCCGCTCCCCGTCGCCCAGCACGGCCGGCTCCCCCGGGGCCGTGCCGGTCGGCGGGTGGACGGCGTTCGGCCCGGCCAGGCCGTCCAGGGCGATCAGGTCGCCCTTCAGCCGGCGGGACTGCTCCACCACCGCCACGAACTCCCGCGGGCCGTACCCGGCGGCCCGGGCCTTCGCCGGGTCGGCGCACTCCTGCACCCACCGCATCGTCATGGCGTCCAGCGTCTCAAGCTGCCCGCGGCGCTCGACCTTCCGGGCCTGCTGGCACACCCCGGACTTCGCCGCCTCCGCCGCGTAGTACGCGGTGTAAATCTTGCGGACGTGCCCCGGGCTGATTTTCAGGTTGGCCGCGATCACCCGGAACGGGACGTTCGCCTCGCGTAGCTCGATCACCCGGTCGCGGAGGGCGATGGCGGCCATCTTCCGGGTCAGCGAGATGCGGCTACCCACTGGCGTTTTCTCCGGGCCGCCCGGCCCCCGCGGGGTCCGGCGCTGGCGCGTATAGCTGGCGACAGAACCGGCACTCCGCGACCGGGGGGCACGCCCAGCCCCCCGCCCCGGCGGCCCGGATCACGTTCTCGCTCTTGCAGAACCCGCACACCCACACCCACGCCGGGACCGCCCGGACGGGCGTGGCCTGCCCGGCGGCGGCGGAGTACCGGGCCGCCCGGGCCGCCAGCGCCTGCACGGCCGCCCGGGTCGCCCGCTCCGGGTCCGCCCGGACGGCCGCCGCCGGGTACGCGGAGTCGTCCAGGACGGCCAGCAGTTCGACCGGGTCCAGGCCGCCCCGGGCGGCCAGGGCGGCCAGCGTCTGCCCGCCGTGGTTCCGCCCGGCCTGCCGCTCGTGCGGGGCCACCAGCCCCCACGGGACGGCCGCCGGGCAGCCGGGGTGGTCGCGCTTCTGCCGCGGGGTCAGCAGCACCGGGAACGGGTCCGGCACGGCTCAGCCCCCGCCCGGGGCGAAGGCGGCTGGTGCGGAGTGCCCCCACACCAGCCACCCGCCGACGAACCCGGCCCCGTACCCCACGAGGGCGGCCGCCGCGACCCCGGCCAGCAGCAGCCGCCTGAAGCGGCCCCCCAGCGTGCCGACCATGGCCAGGTGCCGGGCCTCCTGCGCGGCCAGGGCGTCCCGCCACTTCTTCTCAAAGTCCAGCACCCGGGCCATAGCGTCCTCGACCGCGTCCGCCTTCCCCATCTCCCCGCCCTCCGGCGACTGCCCCCGTCACGCCCGCCCCGGGTCACGCCGCCGGGGCGGTGCGCGGGTGGCACCGCTTCTTCTTCCGCCCGCTCCCGCACGGGCACAGGTCGTTGCGCCCCACGGCCGGGGTGCCCGGGCGGTGTCGGACCGTCCGGTCGTCCGGCTTCCGCCGGGCGTCCCGGGCCGCCGCCCCCATCTCCCGGGCCAGCCGGGCCAGCATGGCCGTCGCGTCCGCCGGGGCAAGCTCCGCCCGCCCGGGCGGGGCCACCAGGACGATGGTCCGGCCGTCCGGGTTCAGGCGGACCCCGAACCCCTCCGCCGCCGCCCGGGCCGCCACCTCTTCCACCGCCGCCCGCACGTCCGGGGCGATCACGCCCGGCGGGAACTCCGGGGCCGGCACGGGGCGGGCCGCCTCACAGGCCGAAGTAGTGCCCATGCGTCCGCTCCGCCCTCAAGGTGCCGTCCGGGTTGATGATGACCACCGGCCGCCCGGCCAGTCGGGCGTGCCCCACGGTGTACCACGTCCCCCCGAACCTCTGCTCGGCCGCCGTCCGCGGCATCGCCACCAGCACGCCCGCCGCCCGGACGATGGCCCGGTCCCGGGCCTTGTACTCCTCCGGGGGCAGCACCCGCTCCGCCCGGCAGAACGCCCGCAGCTTCGGGTTGGACGGCGGGTGGGCCACCCGGAAGATGCCGAGGCCGCACGCCACCCCGTCCGCGTCCGCGTCCCCGCCGAGGCAGTCCCCGTGGTGCAGTTCCTGCACGTCCGCCCGGAGGAGGAGGGCCAGGAGGGCGTCAAGCTGCGCCGGGGTCGCCCCGGCCCGGGTCGCCGTGATGCCTACCAGGAGGCCGCACACCGGTAGCACCTCCCGCAGTACCCGCACCCCGGTCGCATCAGGAGCCGGCAGAACCCGGGGGCCAGGTCGCCCGCCGCCCGCCGGACGGCCTTCACGGCCCGCCACGCCGCCGCCAGCAGTCGCCGGCCCCGCCCCGGGGCGTTCAGCGGGTGGAACGCACTGGCCCGGCCCACGCCGACGAACGGGTACGGGAAACACGCCGCCTCTATGTCTATGTAATCCCGGGCGAACGCCACCGGGTCGTCGTCCCCGCAGAACACCTTGACCATCGGCCCCAGCACCGGGTGCAGGCAACACTCCGCGGTGTACCGGCCCTTCAGCCGGAGGGCCAGGCGGAACGGCACGCACACGAAGTACAGGTACGAACAGCGGGGCTTACCCGGCTTGTCGTCGCCCGGAATGATGAACCCGGGCGGGAGCGGGCGGGCGGTGGCGGTGTACGGCACGGGTCAGCCCGCCGGGACGAGGGTGGGGGTGTCGCCGTCGCCTTCATCGTCCGGCGGGGGCGGGGTGATGACCACGTCCGGCCGGGCGCCGTTGCGGAAGTCCATCTCGCGGGCCGGGCCGATGACGTTCTTCACGTCCGCCACCAGCCCGTCCAGGATGAGGGGGCGGGAGAGCGTCCCGCCCTCCATGCCGACCGTGACTGCCCGGACCAACTCGGCCCGCTGTTCGGGCGTCAGCCGGACCGGGGCGGGCGGGATGGCCACGTCGTGCAGGACGTGCCCGGTGGCGTTACACGCCACGCACCGGAAGTGGTACGCCGCCGTCCCCACCCCCAGCACGCGGTGGGTGAACGCCCAGAACCCGCGGCACGTCCCCGGGTCGCCACCCCAGTGCGACGGGTGCGGGCAGGCCGCGGGGACGACGGCCGCCACCTCCGGCGGGAGGGCCGCCCGGTCCGGGGGGCTGGTGATCGTGCTGTACGACCCGGTGAAGCTCCGGGCCGTCTTTTTCCGGCGGAGGCAGACGCCGCACGCCCAGTTGACGAGGGAGCCGGGGGCCAGGGCGGAGGCGACGAGGCGGCCGGGCCAGCCGCACGGGCAGGCGGCCACGACCATGCCGCCGCCGGACTGGATGAGGTGGGCACTCACGGGCGAACTCCTGGGCGGAGAGGGGCGGAGAACGGCGGAATGAGGCGGAGTCAGGCGACGGGCGGGACGAACCGCACCCCCGCGAACCCGGGGCCGCCGTTCACCCGCACGGCCGCCAGGACGACGTACACCGTCCCCCCGGGGACCAGGAGGGCGTACCCCTGGGGTTTGGTCAGGACTTCTTTCACGACGGCCAGGAGCCGGCTCAGCCGCTGCTTACCCCGGGACGGCCCGGCGCCGGACCCGGCCAGGGCCGGCAGTTCTTCCACGGCGAACAGGTTCAGCCGGGCGTCCTCCGGGTGCGGCCCGGCCATCTGCCGGACGGCGGCTATCTCCGACCCGCCGGCCGCCTCGACGTACTCCCACCCGCCGCACGCCCGGCCGGCCGCTTCGAGCCGCTGTTTGGTCGTGTCCAGGATCATTGCTCACCCTTCAGCATGAATGCCGCCCCCGCGGGGACGATTGGGATGCCCATCAGGTACTTCGGCCCCGGGGCCGGCTGCGGGAACAGGTTCGGGAACAGCACGCGGGCACGTTCCCCGTACATCGTCAGGGCGTGCGCCCGGGCCGCGTCCCCGGCCGGGGCCAGGCGGCGGAGGCCGGCCAGGAGGAACCGCACGGTGGCCGGGTACGGGATCGGGTCGTCGTACTCGTGGGCGTGAATCCAGTCGTTCACGCCCACGACCGCGCGCCACTCCCCGTACACCACGGGCTGGGCCAGGAGTGCGTCGAAGTCCGCGGCCGTCAGGTCGTCCGGCCGCGGTGTCGTCTCGCCGTCGTCCACGGGCACGCCTCCCGGCGGGGTGTCACTTCACGAGCGGGAAGCGGAACGCCCCGACCATCGGCGCGGCCGCGTTCACCGGCTCCGGGTTCGGGTCCGGCTGCCCCTTCGGGACCGCCCGCACGGGTTCGAGCTTGTCCCGGAGCGGGTTGAAGCTCCGGAACGCCTTCACCCCGCCCCGCCCGGCGAACTGAAAGTTCGGCTCGCCGTCCACGACGGTCGCCGCGAACTGGCACCCCAGGGCGCCGTCCTTCCGCTCCTGCTCGCTGTAGTCGAAGGCCATCAGGTACGGGACGCCCATGCCCGGCACGTCGTTCGCCACGATGCCGGCCACGGCCCCGTCCTTAAACCCGTTCACCCAGAGGCCGTGCGCCCCCTTCGTGGCCGTGAGGGTAATCAGCACCTTGCCGTTGTCGTCCACGACGTTCAGGGTCCGGACGTTCAACACGCCCGCCTCCGCCGCCGGGGCGGCCGCCCTCGCCTTGTCGAACACACCCACGCTGACCGCCAGGGCGAACAGCACCGCCCCGGCGAACAGCCCCAGGGCGATCACCGACCCCGCCTGCCGCACCGTCCGCAACTCCCGCATCGTCACTCTCCGTTGTGCCCCGGCGCAACTGTCTGCGCCGGGGCGGGGGTCAGGAGGCCGCCAGGATGACGACCCCCAGGATCAACGCCAGGGCGGCCAGCAGCACGCCCCCGGGCGGGAGGCGGCCGTACAGCGCCGCGGCCTCCCACTCCCACACCGTCCCGCCCCACATGACTCGCTCCCGAAAGGGCCGCCGCTAGGGCCGGGTACAGGTCCGCCACCCGCTCCGCCACGTCCGCCCCGGAGGGCCGGGAGGCGACCGGACGGCCGGCCTTGACGGCCTCCGCCGCCGCGTTCTTATTCCGGTGACACCACAGGCACAGCGTCTGCACGTTCGACAGGCCGCAACTCCCGCCGCCCTCCCGCACGGGCCGGACGTGGTCCGCGTCCCAGAACGTCTTGCGGAACGGCTCCTGCACCCCCAGGGCCGCCCGCACCTGCCGCCCGACCTCCCGGCCCCCGCCGGCCTTCGTCAGCCGCCGCACCGCGGTTTCCAGGTGGGTGCAGTCCAGCCGGCACACCCGGCACACGCCCTTGTCGCGCTGCCACACCGCCCGCCGCAGCCCCACGTTCGTCGTGCGGGCCAGGTACTCCGCCAGGCAGTCCCCGCCGCAGAACGTCCGGCGGGGCGGCGGCACCTTCGCCCGGCACACGCGACAGCACCCCGGGATGATGGGGAACATCCCGGGGGTGGCGAACCGCGGGGGCTTGCCCCTAGCAGTGCCCGCCGTCGAGGGAGCCTTGCCCGCCCCCCGGGCCTTCCCGGGGCGGCGCCGTCGGTTCTTTCCCACCGCTCTCTCCGTGGGCCTGGGAGGGGGTGCCGCGAGCGTCTTTCAACTGATTCGGGGACATGATACCACCGGCCTGCGCCGGTTGCGAGCCGTGTTTCTCCTTGCCCCACACCCCGGCCCGCCGCAGCCAGGAGTCGGACGTGGCCCCGGCCGCCGTCAGCCACCGCTCCAGCCGCGGCCCGCCCTGCCCGTACCCCCGCTCGTGCGGGAGGAACACCGCCCGCTCCACCGGCGTGTTCGTGCAGGCGCGGGCCAGCCGCGCGGCCAACTCCTGGTACGTCACCAGCCACGCGGCCAGGGACTCCATCACCTTCCCGGCCGGGGTGTCCCGCCAGCGGTCCACAAACGCCGCCAGCGCCTCCAGGTCCAGGGCCGGGCCGGGGTCGGACTTCCGCAGCGGGGCGGCCGGGGTGAGGAGGGGCGGGTTGGCCCCGGCCTCCTCCGGCGGGATCACGTTCACCCCGTCCCGGAACGCCACGCCCGTCACCTTCATTTCCACAGACCCGGCCCCGGTCAGCATGACGCCGACCGTCCCGCCGGCCTTGGCGGTCATCCGCCCGTTGGGCGTGTCGAAGGCCACGCTGAACCCGTCCCGCCCGAACGTGGGCTGCACCACCACCTCGGCCTGCACGCCGACGCGGCCCTGCACCCGCGGGCAGTTCCGGGCGGGCCGGGGCATGGCCTTCAGCCGGGACGCCTCCCAGATGACGCCGCCCGGCCCGGTCCACTTGTACGGCGCGTCGTGGTGCAGCACGGTCGGCGAGATGTACCCCCAGGGGGCGCCGTCGTTCCCGTACACGCGGTCGGCTTCCTTCAGCGCGCCCCGCTTGTAGTAGAACCCGTCCAGCCCCGGCTCCCACCCCTCCGGGCACGGCCCCGCGTCCGCACTCTCCCGCGGGCGCTGCACCTCCCCGGCCGGCTCGTCCTGCGCCGGGGAGGCCGCAAGCCCGCCGATCTCGACCGCCTGCTTGCTGACCTTCAGCTTGCAGGCGCTAGCCACCCCCTGCCAGAACCGCAGCCGGGACCGCGGTTGCCTCAGCGCGTCGGCCGCGTACCGGAGGCCGCTCACGGCCCGGGCGATGGCGGTGTTCTCCGCCCCCTGCACCGTCTCCCCGGCGGGCGGCTTCGGCTCCTTGTGCCGCGCCTCCCCGGCTAGGGCGAAGTACACCGCCCCGTCCATCGCCGAATCGTCGTGCGGCCCCGGGGCGCTGTGCAGCCGGACCGCCTTCAGGCACGCCAGGAACAGCCACCCGTCGGCCGCGCTCATGGGCCGCCCGGTCAGGATCGACCACATGGCGGCGGCGGTGTCCGCGGACCGCTCCCCGCCCGGCTTGTCGTACTCCGCCGCCCGCGCCTCCAGAACCCCGACGCCGTTCTTCAGGTAATCGCTCGCGTTCATCCCGTCCGCCCTCGTGAGTGGTGACACAGACACGCCCGCCACGCCTACCGCTTGGCCCCCTGCTGACGGGCCTCGCACGCCGCCCGCTCCCGGCACGCCCGGAACGGGGGTTGACCCGGGGGGCCGGGCCGCACGCCCGCGTCCAGCACCCCGGTGTCGGGGTACAACCCGCAGTGCGGGCACCGCACCCGCACGCCGGCCATCTCGCCCGCGGCCCGCTGCCGCCGCCTCTCCAGCCGCTCCCGCTTCTGCCGCTTGGTCCGCCCCACGGCCCGCCCTCCCGGAAGTGAAGCGGCCCGGGCGCTCCCCGGGCCGCATACTGGTATACACCGTTACCCCGGCGTCGTCAACCCCGGGAACACGCGAGTTGGTACTGGCCCCGCCGGCCCCGCCGGCAGTCCAGGCACAGCCGCACCGTGCGGGTCGAGAACCCGTTCCCGCCCCGGGACTTCTGCGCGGCACCCCACCGGACCCGCGGGTGGACCGGCACGGCGTCTACCCGGAGCCGGCCGCACTCCCAGCACTTCGGGAGCGCCGGGTTCACGGGGCGGGCCTCCGGGACGCCACGGGCGGCGGGCCGCTCCCCGCCCGGGTCTGCGGCAGGGCCGGGGCCGGCTGCCGGGACTCCGCCACCATCTTCGCCCCCGTGGCCGGCGCAGACGTTTGCGGGCGGGTCGCCAGGAGGATCAACGCCCGGTACACCTCGGACTGGTCACACGGGCCGTTGAAGATGTCGCGGAACTTCTCGGCGTTCCCCGGGAGGTCGCGGCACCCGTGGTACGCGGACAGCAGCGCCCGGGCCAGGTCGCCGCACAGCGCCGGCTTTCGCCCCTGCGCGGTCAGGGCGTATGACGCCGCGGACGCCCAGGCGTCCGGGTCGCGCTCGTAGCACAGCACGAACAGGCTCAGCCCCGCCCGGTCCCCGCCGGGCCGGTCCCGCCCGTCCCGCCGCCGCACCTCGTACTTGTCGCACAACCCCACGTCAGCCACGGCCGCCCTCCCCCGATTCGGGTATCCGCTCCACGACGGCCGCCCCGTCGCACAGCACGTTCGCCTTCAGCCACTCCTCGCCCGCGTGGACGCATTCCGGGTGCGACGACGCCAGCCGCCCGCACTGCCAGCAGAACACGTCGGCGTGGGTGTGCATCTCCAGCACCCGGCCGACGCCGGCCGCCTCGTCCCGGAGGATGCCCCGCACCCGGGCCGTGTTGACCACCCGCCGCTCCGCCGCGTGCAGCCAGCACAGGGCCACCAGCCTGTATCCGCACTCCCCGGGCGTCACGCCGTCGATGTTGGCGTCCGGCACGCTGTCGCAATACTCCGCGTCCCCCGGGCAGCCGGGGGCGGAACAGGCCAGGGGCACCTCGCGGGGCTTCACGTTCCGACCCTCCCGGCGTGGCCGGTGCAATACGCCGTCCGCCGCACCACCGGCTTGACGTACCCCCAGCGGTTCGTCCGCCGGCTCGTCACCTGCCGCCAGAATGCCGGGCGGAGCTTGCACCCCGGCTTCTGGCACGCCCGCGGCTTCCACTCCCGGTCCGTGATGGGGATGATTGCGACCTCAGCCACCGCTGGCCTCCGGGGCGGCCGGTTCGGTCACCGGCCCGTTGTAGTTCCTGAACTCCTCCAGCCCCATGCTGCTAGATATGGCCGGCGGGTACACCCGCATGTGGCCCCGGCCGTTCCGCCGGAGGAGTACCAGCGCCCGCCACCCGTAAGCCCGGGCCGTCGCCCAGTAGTACCCCGGGGCGGTCGGGATGCCCTCCCCCTCCGGGGCCGGCCGCCCGTCCGGGGCGTACCCGGTGTACTCCTCCTTATCCCGCACCGGCTTCCCCCTTACACGGCGGTTGCGGCCCGGGGTACTGCCAGCCCGCCGTGCAGGCACGGAACGTCATTTCTACCATCGCCCCCATCTTGACCCGGACTAGCACCGGGTCGTCCCCGGGGAGGCCGCGGGCCGCCGTCAGGACGTTCAGAAGGCACGTCAGCACGTCCAGGGTGGCCGCCTTGTCGTCCACCTGCGAGGCCGTCAGTTCGGGGAGGGCGCGGGCCATCGCGCCCTCCGCCTCCATCAGCCGCCCGAGCCGGGCAATCGTCGCGTCCGTCCACGCCCGGTTCATTCCTCCCCCCGCAACTCGCCGTCCGCGTTCACCACGGCTACGGCCGCCGCCGGCCCGCCGTCCGCCTCCAGCCGCCGGATGCCGCCCTCGACGCCCGGCCAATACGTCCCGATCCCCCACCGGCCGGCCGGGGTCAGGGTGAACCCGATGGTCGCCACCCGGAGGCCGGGGCCGCCTTCGTCGTCCAGTGCCGTCGCTGCCGCGCTCACTTCGCCCTCCCGCGTTCATGCCCGAACGACCGCCCCCGGCGACGTGCCGGGGGCGGGAGTCTCACTCACACCGCCGGGCCCAACTCCGGGTCGTGCGGCGCCGGGTCCGCGCCCGCCCCGCCGGCCTCCGCGTCGTCCTCCCCGTCCCCGCCCGCGATGACCGGGACGGCCGCCTGGGGGATCACCACCCCGTCGTCCCCCCGCTCCCGCTGGAGGAGGAGGGCCGCCCGGCTCAGCCGCTGCCGGGCCGTCTCGACCACCGTGACGGCCTTCCGGCGGACGGTCCGGAGGTGCCGGGCCACCTCGCTGAAGTCGTCCAGCGGGTCCGCCCCGTCCAGCCCGTACTGGAGGCGGAGCGCCGCCCGCTCCCGGTCCCCCAGCACCGCGTACACCTCCCCCACGTCCTTCAGGGCCGGCACCTCCCCGGACCAGTCCACGGCCATCACCAGCCGCAACTGCCCGACCGTCTCCAGCCCGCGCGGCTCACCCGAAAAGTCCGGGGCCGGGGGCGCAGCCGCCTGCGCCTTCGCCGCCCCGTCCGCGCCGCCCGCCGACTCCTGCTTCGCCTTCGCCACGTCCCACCTCCGTAAGTCCGTCCGCCTCCGCCGAGCGGGCCAGTTCCCGCCCGAACGCCACCGCCACCTCCGCCCGCCCCGGCAGCCGGTTGAACACCCGCCGGAACCGGGCGGAGAATGCCTTCGGGGTCAACAGGGCGTGCCGGAGGGCCACCGCCCCCTCCAGCCACTCCCCCAGGATCGCGTCCCGGGTCGCCCCCGCCGGCACCCGGGCCGCCGCCGTCGCCGCCGCCCGCATCGCCGCGGGCCGGCCCTTAAACATCACCCCGGCCACCCCGCCCTCCGGGTGCAGGGCGTGCCCGAGCAAGTCCGGGTCCGCCCAGGCCGGCCCCAGCGTCATGGCCGTCAGCACGATCTGCGGGAGGGCCGCCACATCCCTCGCGTGCCACCACACCCACCCGGCGCACCCGTTCTCGCCCGTGCCGACCGGGGGCCGCCCCGCCTTGTACACCCACCCCGCCGTCGGAACCGGCTTCGCCCCGGACGGGCCGCCGACGCTCTCCGGGAACAGGTTCCGCACCGCCAGCCACACCCGGGCCGCCGCCCGGTCCGAATGCTCCCCCGGTTCGGCACACGCCGCCGCCGCCCGCTCCAGGGGGCGGGCGCACAAATCGACGTGCTGCCCGGCCTGCCCGGCCCGGTGGACGTACACCCGCTTCACGCCCAGGCCGAGGGCCGTCTTGTGCAGCCGCCCCCGGTCCCAGTCGAACAGGTGGGCGATCAGTTCCCCCCGCTCCCCGGCCCGGACGAACGGGGCCGGCGCCCGCCCCACCACGAACGGGTGGCAGTGCAGCGCCTGCCCCCCGGCCGCCGCCCAGGTGATCGCGTCCCGCTGCTGGTCCCAACTGAAGAACTTCACGCCCGCCTCCCGTCCCGGAACATGGCCGCCACCCGCTCCCGCATCCCGGCCGGCCAGATGCCGCGGGTGAAGCGGCCGCCGCCCGCGTCGTCGTCCACCTCACGCTCCAGCTTCCCGGCCGCCGCCAGCCGGTCCAGCACCAGGCCCGTCGCGGACGTGCTGGTGATGTCGCACGCCGCCTGCACGTCCCGCACCTTCGGCGGCCGGGCGTGTTCCGCCCAGAACGCCCACACGGCGGCCAAGACCGCCGCGTCCCGCCCGGGCGTCGTGTTGCCTCGCCGCGGCATGTCCCACCAGTGCCTTTTCTTGATCGAGGGGTAACTCCCGCCGGGTCCGGGCCGCTCAGATTTTGCCGCCCGGGAGGGTGGCGATGAACCGCCGGGTGGCGGCCAGCATTTCCCGGGGTAGGGTGGCTAGTGCCTGCGCCACCTTCCGGGGGCTGGTGGCGTTCGGAATGTCCGTGACGCCCACCTCCCGCCACAGGTCCGCGACCTCCTCCCGGTAGCCGGCCGCGAACGCCTTCGTGACGACCCACCTGGCGGCCAGGCTGACGAACAGGACGGCCTCCGGCTCCACGTTGTAGATCGGGGCGTGCCCGTCGTGCTGCGCCCGCGTGTCTTCCGCGTCGTTCGCGGAGTGCAGGAGGGGGCGTTCCGGCGGGGGGTTCTTCCACGCCAGCCCGACCTCCCCGCACACCTGCGCCGCCCAGTGGGCCGCGAAGTCCACGACGACGCCGGCCTGCTCGCGGGGGTCGCCCGGCACGTCCCGGCCCGTGGGGACGCCGACCCAGGCGTGGTACTCCGGCATCCCGCCGGTCGCCATGACTTCCCGGGAGTGGTCACTGTCCGGCCGCCACTCGTAGGCGAAGTGCATGGTGTCCAGTTCGCCCCGGGCCTCCGCCTCCGCCTTCGGCATCCGGGGCCAGGCCGCACTCCCGGCCTGAATCACGGGGGCCAGCCCGTGCTTGCGAAGCTCCGCCGCCCCGACGACGGCCGCCCAGAGGCAGTGCCCGGGGGCGAACTTCCCCAGGAGGGCCAGGCGGGTCTCGACCCGGCGGGTCGCCTCCGCCCACGGGAACCCCCGCTTCAGCCGGTCGGCCGCCTCGTACGCCGGCCGGACGGTCGCAACCGTTTGCGCCGGAACTGGTTGCATTACGCTCGCGCCCACCGCCGCCCCTCCGAAGGATGCGGCCGCCCGCCGGGTCGTGCCACGCCGCACGGTCCGGACGGAAGGCCGCGTGCATGACTCACACCCGCCGCGTGTCGAACACCCGGTCGCCCCACACCTTCGCGTAGGCCCGCACCAGCGCCTCGATGTGCGCCCGGGCCGCCCGCTCCGACTTCAGCCGCAGCACGACCGGGGCGCGGGTCAGGGCGATGGCCGCCAGCACGTCCTCCTGGACCGCCGGGTCGAAGTGCGTGCAGACGTGGACTTCCTCCCCCACCCACGGGACGGCGTCCGGGGGCTGCGGGGACCACGGGCCGATCTCGACCCGGTCCACGTCCAGCGGGAGGATGTACCCCTTCCCCGCCTCCGGCGGGCCGGTGTGGACCTCCACCCCGTCCGTGACCGGCGGGTCGATGTTCAGGTCCGCCGCCGCCGACCCCAGCCACGAGGCCGGGTTGCTCCCGTGCGGCCCCGTCGCCTTCGCGTCCCGCCTGTCGCCGTAACTCATCGTCCCGCCCTCGCTTGTGGAGACAAACCCGCCCGCGTCACTCGTCGCCCGGCTTCGGGAAGTGGTCCCGGAGGGCCGCCCGCACCCGGGACACCAGCCCGTAACCTACGCCCTGGCTGCCGGCCGCCGCGGCCTGCGCCTCCGGGCTTTGCAGCCACACCGCGAACGCCTTCACGGCCGCCGCCACGGCCTTCGCCGCCCGCTCCGCCTTCAGGGTCGGCGTGTCCTTCGCCCGGGCGAACCGCAGCTTCCGCGCCCGCCGCTTGGCGTGGCACTTCGTGGCGTGCAGCCGGGCCAGCATCTGCGCCCGACTCTCCCCCGGGAACCCGTAGTACGGGTGGGGGTGGTGCGCCCGCTTCCTCATCTTGCCCTTACCCACCGGAACCCCTCCCGCAACCGTTTGTGCCCGCCCTAACTGACCGTGCAGGAGGAGACGTGGAACCCGACCCGCGCCGCCGCGGCCGGAAACGACGCCTCCTCCCACGTCAGCGGGTCCACCCCGCTCACCGTCAGGAGGCGGGAGGCCGTCACGACCCGCCCGGCGGCGGGCAGCGCGAACGTCAGCGCCACCGCGTACACCGTGAACGGCGTCGTCATGCCCCGCCCCCCGCCCCCGGGGCGTTCGGGCACCCCGCCGGGTGGGCGCAGGCGAACGCCGGCTGCGCGTCGATCACCACCCACCCGCGGGTCGTGTGCATCACGTCCACCGCCCACCCGAGCGGGTCGCCCCGCCGCGGCGCCTCGTCCGGGTGCAGGTCCGGGAGTGCCCGGGCCGCCGCGTCCACGACCCGGCTCAACTCCAGGACGCCGTCCGCACTCACCGCCCCGCACGACACCACCATCATGTCCACCACCGTCGTGCCGGGGAGGATTTCCCCCCGCCGCAGGACGGCCCCGGCCTGCGCGTCGTCCAGGCCGGCCATGATCCCCGCCGGGGTGTGGTACGGGTGCAGGCACCACGCCCGGCCGAGCGACACCCACGCCCGCACCTCGGTGGCGAGCGGCCACCCGCCGTACCGGCCCAGCCCGCCCTGCCCGCCGTCCGCGTCCAGCACCTCCCGGAGCGCCCACCACCCCAGCGGGAGGCCGGCCGCCCGGCTGTACGCCGCCAGGGCCGCGACGTGGTCCGCCAGGTCCGCCTCCCGCGTGACCAGGCACGTCTCCTTGTACCGGAACTTCCCCGCCGTATGGCCCGTCCGGAGGAACACCGGGGCCGGCTTGTCGTGCCCCCGGTCCGCCAGCGTGCGGAAGCTCTCCCGGAGGAGGTTCGCCACCGCGTCCGCCCCGGCCTGCCCCGCCACCGCGTCCGCCCCCGTGCAGTGAACCAGCGTCCGCGGGACGGGCACCCCGGCCGCGTTCAGGAGGGGGAACCAGTACGCCAGGCACCCCTTCCCGCCGGAGGCCGCCGCCGGGTCCGCCGTCCGGTCCCACCCCCACCGGACGGGGGCCGGCATCCCCGGGGCCGGGTCCGCCGCCAGCGGGTCCATCCCCGGGTCAACCCCGGCCAGCGGGTGGACCGCCGCCCCCTTTAAGGCCGGGTGTAGCAAGTACAGGTCCGCCATCCGCCCGCCCTCGTAGTCCCGCCGCCCGCCCCGAACGCCCCGGGGCCGTCATGGTATACAGGATATACCATGACGGCCCCGGGGTCAAACACCGTAGCCGCGAATTACCCCGGCCCGATCTCCCGCGTGCGGATGTCCGCCAGGCCGGCCGCGCTCACCCCGCCGACCATCGTGCGGTTCACCATCGGGTGGTCGTCGTCGTCCGGCCCGGTGTCGCTGTCCGGGTGCCAGGCCACCACGTCCATCGGCCCCCCGTCGGTGTAAAAGCAGTGCGCCGCCCCCGCCGGCAAGTACCAGAACGTCCCCGGGGTCAGGGGCCGCTCCCCCTCCGGCGTCACGCACCGCCCGGACCCGGAGGCCACGACCCCCACGCGGGCGGTCGGGTGGGTGTGCATCGTCTGCCGGACGCCCGGCGGGAAGTGGAGGTGGTTCAGGCACGGGTCGCCCTTCTTCGGCGGCCCGATCAGGAGGGTGTCCGAACACCCGTCGATGTACTTCAGCCGGCCCCGCTCCTCCAGCGGGCCGCCGACCGCGAACAGCCCGCCGAACCCGTCCCGCAGCACCAGCAGCACGTCGTCCCCCGTCACCGTCACCGGCCCCGGGCACGCGAAGTACATGCCCGGCCGGACGGCCCACTCCGCCGCCTCCCCCTTCCGCTTCAGCCGGGCGTGCCCGACGGCGTACCCGTACGCCGTCACGGTCGGCTTGTACCCGCCCCGGCGTGCGGGATGTCGCCGACCCAGCCCTTCAGTTCGGGCGGGTCGGTCCCCTGCACCTGGAACGACCGCCGGGGCATCCGCCGCGTCGCGCCCAGCCACAGAGACGCCAACGCTTCCGCCCAGCCGATCACGGGCGGGTTCGTCGTCGGGTCGGGTGTGACCCCCTTCATCGCCGTTCGTAGCGCCCGGCCGCACAAATCGACGTGCTGGCGTGGCGTGTCCGCGTGCTGGACGGCGACCCGGTGAACGCCGAAGCTGGCGACGCACGCCCGAAGCCGCCGCACGTTCCAGTCGAACAGGTGGGCGATTTGTTCGCCCCGGGCGATCGCGTTGCGGAAGGCTGCCGGCGACCGCTCGCCGACCCCGTTCCGGTGCAGGTGCAACGCCTGACCGCCGGCAGCCGCCCACTTCAGCGCGTCGATCAGTTCGCGGGATTGGAACACCTTCATCGAATCCCCCTCACGCACCGATCGACGGCCGTGACGATTATGACAATCAGGACGCCACCCAGCAGCAGAACCGGGTAATCCCGGGCGCGCGGAACGATCCCCAGAGTCGCGTTCAAGAACGCCGCGATCACGACCGCGAACGTGATGACCGTGAACACCGCGAACCCGACCTGTTTCCAGTCGGACAGCTTCACCGCTTCACCCGCAGTTCTGCGATCAGGTCGCGGAACCCGACGGCCGACGTGATCGCGTCCATCAGCCGCGTCGGGATACTCAGCCCGTAGGTGTCCGGCCCCACGTCCACGACACGCACCTTCGCCGCATGGTCGGCCGCTATCTTGCCGGTCATCCACGGTTGCATGACGACGATCAAATCCGCCCAGCCGCACAACATCGCCAGCGTTTCCGCCGACGACCAGCGCCAGCCGACGGGTATGGCTTCGTGGTGGTACAGGTCGTGCAGCATGTAGGCGAGCGCCCGCGACCGCACGTTACCGCCTTCACAGACGCACAACACTTTCACGCTTCGTACCTCTCCCCGGCGAACCGGACCCCACCCGGGCAGAACGCCAGAACCGCCAGCCCGTCCGCAAGCTGGTTGAACAGGGCGGCAGCTTCGCCGGGTTTCTTCCCGCGGTACAGCAGGTTGTCGGCCCGCTCCGCGATCGTGTCAGCGTACCCGCGAACCCGCCGCACGTCGTCGTCAGTCGGCCCGCCCCGACACTTGTACTCCGCGATCTTCAGCGGGATCGCGGCGGACAGGCAGATTGCCAGCGGGTGCGATGCAAGGTCATTCATCGGGCTTCACCAGCGGGTCGCCGTCTGGGTCGCGTGCGGCCAGCATCGCGCGGGCCGCGTGCATCGGGAACAGGCTGAGTAACAAAGCCATCCCGCGGGCCAGCCTGGGGCAGTGCCATTCACGCTGTTCGCCGCCGAAATCGTGCGGCGCCTGCACCGCCGATTCGATGACGCATCTGATCGCGTCATCCAGTTCATCGGCCCGCAAGACGATCGAATCGGACGCGCGGGCATGACCGACGTTGCCCGCGGCCCGTTCTGCGATCTTCGTGTGTGTCTCGCGGGCGGCCGTCGCCACCCCCGGCACCCGGTCGATCATCTTCGCCCACAACTCCGGCCAGCACTCCTTGAACGTGTGCAGCCGGCGGAGCGGCTGGGCCGCGTACGGGGCGCTGCACCGCTGCATGGCCCGGGGCAGGCCGCACGCCTGCATGGTGTCGTAGGCGCGGTTGTAGTCCCACCCCAGGACGGCCGGCGCCCGCCACACGTCCTCCGCCTTCCAGTCGTAAATCGGGTAGGCCTTCACCAGCCAGGCCATCCCCTCGCTCGCCGTCCGGTAGGCGTCGTCCCCCTCCTTGACGACGATGGCCCGGTAGCGGCTCATGCTCTCCTGCGTGCGGATGCCCATGATCTGGCACACCGTCCCGCACTCCGGCCCGTAGATCAGCGGCACGCACTCCGGGAGGTGCATCCCGAGCCGGAACCCGGGCACGTCCCGGACGGCCCCGGGCGGGAGCGGGCGGACCCACTTCGCCCGGTCGGCCTCCAGCCACGGATACCAGAACGGGCTGTTCCGCGAGCAGGCGTTGCTGGACTTGATGGGCAGGCACAGCCACTTGAACCGGAGTTGCGGCCACGCCGCGACCCGCTCCATGTACGCCACCGTCTCCGGCGGGATGGCCTCCTCGTCAAACGTGCAGACGTCCAGCGGGAGCCGGCCCCGCCGCACCGCCTCGTCCAGGGCCAGGTGCAGGCAGACGGTCGAATCCTTCCCGCCGGAGAACATCACCACGACCTTGTCGAAGTCCTCGAAGCACCGGGCCACCCGCTGCCGGGCCAGGTCCAGGCACGACAGGGCCGACGTGATGCGGTCCCGCACCACCTGCTTCCCCCGCCGCTTCGGCGCGTTCGGGTCAGGCGCCGCCACGGGCCGCCCTCCACGCTTCGGCCAGGGCCGCCAGGGCCGCCCCGGAGGATTCGACCGCGAACACCGCCTTCGCCTCCTTGATCGCGTCCCGGACGGCCTTCTCCTCGCCGATGGTCAGCGGCACCGTGAACACCTTGTACCCGGCCCCGGCCGCGTTCTCCGGGACTTCTTCCGCCGGCCCGGCCGCCGCCT